CGACAGGCCCCACTGGCCCCGCGGGCTCGCAAGGGCCGATGGGCCCGCAGGGGCCTAAAGGCCCGACAGGCCCGCAAGGGCCGATGGGCCCGCAGGGGCCAAGCGGTGGCGCGATCAAGGACACGCGTAACGACAACCAGCCACCGAGCTGGTACATAAAGAACCACTCGAATGAGACTGTGGTCGAGTTCAAGAAGGCGAAAGTCATCGGGCTTTCGAACGGCGAGCCCTATGCGACCCTCGTCACCTTCGTGCCATGGAGCGACAATAGCGGCGAGTACCCGAAGCAGGTCGCTATAAGCGGCGCAGACATATGGTGGCGGCGCGGCGGGTCGGATTCTTCATGGACGGCGTGGCAGCACATCCTCGATACCCTCGACCCGAACACGACGTGGATCATGGCCCATCGTGTCGGCGAGTACTTGGAGACGGACGGCTCGTTTGACCCGAACAACATCGGCGGCACATGGGTACGGGTACCGAGTATCGGGCCGCACACGTGGCTCAGGACTAAGTAAAGGAGAGAACATGGCAAAGACAGAGAATTTCACCCACTACACCTGCGATCGATGCGGCGCGGACGCGTACATCCAGCAAGGTGCTGCGGCGGCTGGTGACTGGCGCGAGGTCGAGCGTTTCGACCAGTACGGCAGCAGGGCCACGCGCCTGCTGTGCAAGGGGTGTACGGACGAGTACAAGAAGCTCGCCGCCAAGCACGACGGTGAGTTCCAGCAGTTCATGAGCAACACGAAGGAGTAGTAACATGGCATTTGAAATCGTGGACGGCATGACGGGGACCAAGCACATCAGCTCGGATGACCTGTCGGCGCTCAACGTCGCGACCATCGGCAAAGCAAACTGCGTGCTGGAGTACGGGGACGGTTTTAAGCTCACGATGGCGAGCGCGAACAACGCGACGCTCGGTACAGGCGTCGGCATGGTTGGCGGCAAGCGCTTTTGGAACCAGGCGGCAACCTCGCTGACGGTCCAATCCGGCACGCAGGGCCAGAAGCGAAACGACTTGGTCGTGGCACGCTACGCGAAGACCGGCGCGGGCATCGAGCGTATCGAACCCGTCGTCATCAAGGGCACGCCCAGCACGGGGACGGCGGCGGACCCCGCGACGACCTCGAACGACTTGAAGCTCTGGCGCATCCCGTTGAACGGTATCAGCGTCGGCACACCCGTGAGGCTCTTCGACCCCATGGCCTCGCTTGCGACACTCGGAGATTCCGTATCACTGAAAACTGTCTATCAGGGCAATGTGAACATATACGGTTCAGTCATCGGCATCCGGGTGCTCTACAATAAGGCAGCCGCACTCCTTCACGTTATGACTGCCCGCGTCGATGGGTACATGAACACAGGCACACCTGGATACAATGAAGTCGTAGTTGGGACCATCAATCGAGAGTTCCGGCCGATTTCAGATCGAACTGCATGCCTAGCAGCCGACGTCAGGAACGGGCTATCGGAGGCCGTCTCGGTCAAGGCGGACGGTACTATAAGCCTCATGGTTTGGTTCAGCGTCGCGATGGTCGGTTTTAACTGGGGCAACCCATGCGTCACTATCCCGCTCCTGTAATTCGTATCCCAATATTTGTTTGATAGGCGTTTAATGTTTAAATACATAATAACAACCGTCGCAACTACGATTATGGGTACGATAATCGGTTGGTTGCTAAACGCAATTAAAACCAATACTGCGCAATTATGTAACATGTCGCGCCGTGAACACGAAGAACGCACACAAAATCGTGCTATGCTCGGTGAGCTGCTGTTTTATAGGCTCGAAGATCTGCACCGACGGTTTGTCATAGAAGGCCACCCGTGTTCTGCAGCCGACAAGCAACAAGTCGACGACATTTATCACCATTATCATGATGAATTGCGGCTCAACGGACCCGGTACACATATGTATAATGAGATCATGGAAGCACATCAAGAATAAGGAGTAATTATGCAATACCTTCTGCCTGATAAGGCATATAATATCCTCAAGTGGGTCGGCCTCGTTGCCCTCCCCGCAGTAGGTACTTTTGTCGGTACCGTCGGTACAGCTGTCAATTGGGAGCCGACTGGCATCGCAGTGACTGTGATCACCGCAGCGGGTACGCTCGTCGGTGCACTCCTCGGTGTGACGACCGCGACGGCGAAACCGACGAGCGAGTAACGATGGGCAATATTATCGGAAAGGGTGAGTGATTTGAGTATCAAGGCAAATGCCGATGTGGCTAGACGTCTGCCTAAGCCTCACCCTACTCGGCGAGTGCATATCGTTCGACGATTGGTACTAGCCGCCAGTACTGCCGCTATCGCACTGGCACTCGCAGTACCGACAACAAGTTATGCCTACGAGCGCATCACCAATTACGTCAGCAATGGGCACGGGCCGCTGTCACCGCAATACCTTGTGATCCACGAGACGGCTAACCCTGGTGCGAGTGCATGGAACCACGTGCTTTTGTGGTCGCGTGACGACACCTACGCAGTACACGACGTCATGGAGCTTGATGGCTCCAAGGTTTACGATACGGTACCGCAGAACCGCCTGTGCTGGCATGTCGGCAATGGCAATTGGTGTACAATCGGCATCGAGCTGGCACACGCCACGAATGCCACTGACTTCGCCAAGCAATGGACTGAGGCCGTGAAGTGGGCAGGCGATACACTCCGTGCGCACGGTTGGGATACCAGCCGCCTGCTCAGCCATTACGAGGCCGCACGCATCTGGGGTGGGTCTGATCACACCGACCCGATTGGTTATTTCCGTAAATACGGCAAGACTTGGAGCGATTTCAAGCGCGACGTCGCCGCATATATGGGTAGCGGCTATATCGCACCGATCGCACCGACTGACGGAAACGGCGGCACGTACCAGCCGTCGACTTCTGCCGCGCGCACGAGTTTCCCGAAATCTACGGGCAAGTCTGTCAATATCCACTATGCCCTCCATAACCGTTATGGTGCATGGAATAGTGCCGTCACCAATTTCAACGACTCCAACAGTGAGGGTTTTGCCGGTGTGCCGTACGGCTCCCACGACATGCTCATTGCATGGGCAGACAGCGGTACCTTGCGCTACCGCGTCCACACCAAGGAAAGCGGTTGGCTCGGTTGGGTCCAAGCAGCCAACTATAACGACAGCGTGAACGGCATGGCAGGCATCTGGGGCCAGACCATCGACGGCGTGCAGATGTACTACATCACGCCTAACGGTGACTACAAGCAGGTCTACTACCGTAGCCAAGACGTTGCCCACGCCAGGTACTGGGATGAGGTCTGCGATGACGGCTCCACCTATGGCGGCGATGATTACGCTGGTATGTACGGTTACGCGCTCGACCGCCTGCAGGCTTATATCTCAGACGGCACCCGCCGTTGATGGAGGATTGGAGAAAGCATGATGTTCGGTAACTACAATGCGTATCAACCTGTCGGCACACCACAGCAATTCGCCATGGACCAGATGCAGCAGTTTCAGCAACGCGCCCAGATGCAGCAGGGAATGCAGCTGATCCGTGTCACGGGCATGGACGGGGCCAAGGCATAGATCGAGACCATCGAAGAGGAGATCCTCAACCTGGAGAAGCGCGACACATCTTATGCCGTATGCGAAAGGCTGGCGTGGCTGTATATAGTCCGCGACCACCTCAAAAAGCCTACTGCAGATGCCACGGTGATGGAACAGCGCATCACTGACGAGCTCACTGGGTCTGAGTTCTTGAAAGCGGCGTCCAATGTGGACTATGCGGCACTCATGGGCGTACTCGACAACCACATGTCGTGCATCAAAGCCGTCTGCCCGAAAGAGTACGACGCCGTCATGTCGCAGATCCACGCGCTACGGTAGTAATTACCTGTCAAACAGTGTCAAACACCTGTCACACACCTAAAAGGGTCAGTGTGACAGGTGTTTGCATTTCTACGTCGCGTTTCTCATCACCTGTCAAGCTGTCAAACAACAAGGGGCCCCTATATTAGATATTTTTTTATCTATATATCTAATAAGCATATATAAATATAAAAGTCAAATTATCTAAGGATAGGGGAGAAAACTGTGTGACAGTGTGACAGGCGGTGAGAAATGCGACGTAGTGATGCAACTTGCTGTCAAACAGGCCTAAAATCAGCCGTTTGACAGGTGTTTGACAGTGTGACAGGTGTTTCGAAAAAGTTATAAATACTCGAATAAATCGAAAGAAAACGTAGTATAATGAGGTTCGCCGATCGAAGGAGGTGAAAGATGAAAAGCCTATATGAAACAATCCGTGAGTTCGGCGATACCCAAAGTGGGCTCGCGCGAATGCTCGGCATCACCAAATCGACTCTGTCGTGGAAGATCAACGGCAAAGCAGAATTCAAGCAGTCGGAGATCAAGGCTATCGCCGACCGGTACGACTTGACGGGCGAGGAAATCAAGTCGATGTTCTTCGTGTAATGGGCCTGTTCGCTTACCAGCAGGCAGCCCTCGACCGTGTCCGTGGTAAACGCAGTTGCGCTTTCTACCATGACATGGGTCTTGGCAAGACGTTCACCGGTGCTGAGAAGTTGATGTCGGATAAGTGTTGGCATTTGGCCTTGGTCGTATGCCAGAAGTCGAAAGTGGCCGATTGGATGAGCCATTTCGCAAACTACTATGATATCGACGTCGTCAATTTGACCAAGCCGCATGCCATGGAAGGTTTTGAACGGCGCATCGGTGACTCGCACGCACGGGACGCAGTCGGTGTGATCAATTACGACCTATTGTGGAGACGCCCAGAACTTCAGGCGTTGAAGTGTTTCGCCGTAATGTTCGACGAGTCGTCGCTATTGCAGAATAAATCATCGAAGCGCACCAAGGCCGCAATGAAGTTGGCCACCAGGGCGAATGAGCTCATCTTATTGTCGGGTACACCGGTCGACGGCAAATACGAACGGCTGTGGACACAGTTGAACATGCTCGGTTGGCGTATCGACGAGAAGCTGTTTTGGCGGCAATACGTCGAATCGGAGACGACGATGCGTGAGGGTTTCCCGATCACGAAGGTGACGGGTTACAAGAACGAGGAGAGGCTGGTACGCAAGATGAAGGAGCTTGGTTGCGATTTCCTCAAGACCGACGACGTCATCGACCTGCCTGATCAGCGTTTCATTCGTATCGACGTGCCGATGAGTGAGTATTACCGCAAGTTCGCCAAGGTGAACATTATCACGGCATTCGGCCGCGATTTCGTCGGCGACACTGTGTTCGGCGACCTCACGGCTAAACGCCAATTGGCAGCTGCGTATTCGCGCGCCAAACTCGAGGCGTTCGGCGATTTGCTGGATGGCACGAGTAAACGGCTCGTCGTGTTCTACAATTTCGACGTCGAGCTCGAAGGGCTCACGGCGGAGTTGGAGAAGCGGTACAGGTCGTATGGCGTGCTCAACGGCAAGGCACACGATTTGTCGCCGTTTTTCGATACCGACGACGGGGTCGCGCTCATTCAATACCAGTCTGGTGCCATGGGTGTGAACCTGCAGCAAGCCGATACGTGCGTCTATTTCTCGCCGCCTCTGGCTTCGTCGCTATTCGAACAGTCGAAGAAGCGCATCCACCGCATCGGCCAAGACAAGCCATGCACGTATTACGAGCTTGTATCGAAAGGCACGGTCGAGGAGAAGATCTACGATACGTTGGCTATGCGACGCGACTACACTGAGAAGCTGTTCGAGATGGGAGGTGACTAATTGGCAGGTGAGAAGAACTTCGAGAACCGTTTGAAACGGTGGCTCGATTCGCAAGGCGTATGGCATGTCAAGTTTTTCGCCAACCGCAACACACGTGCTGGCGTGCCGGACATTTTGGCATGTATCAACGGCCGTTTTGTCGGCATCGAGCTCAAAGGCCCAAACGGCAAGCCGTCGCCGCTGCAAGTCTACCACTGCGGGAAGATTACGGAGAGCGGCGGTATAGCCGTCATCGTCTGGCCGGATGATTTCGCCCAATTCAAACGGCTAGTACAACGCCTGAAGGAGAAAGGAGGAAACTGCGATGTTCAAGACCTCATATTCGAGGGTAGGTACCTTCACCCAGTGCCCGCATAAATTCAAACTCAACTATGTCGACGGCCTTGAAGTGCCGTTCAATTGCGATGCTGCGAACCCGCTCGTGATCGGCACCATGCTGCATGAGTGCATCGAAGTCGGTGTCGACGAGGCCATCGCGAACTACAAAGCCGCGTATCCCGTCATGACTGATTTCATGGTCAACGAGCTCATGAAGATCCGCGTACTCGGCTCACGTGCCCGCGAGCTCGCATGGGGCATGTTGGACGACGATACCGACCCAGTGTTTGAGGTGAAGGTCGAGGACGACAGCGGTTTCGTCGGGTTTATCGATATGCTCATCCCGCGCGGCAAGGGCTTGTGGACGATGCTCGATTTCAAGTATTCGAACAATGTCGATAGGTACCTCGAAAGCGGGCAGCTGAGCATCTACAAGTATTTCTACGAGAAGACGCACCCCGGTGAGATCATCCAAGACATGGCATTCCTGATTGTGCCAAAGACGATGATCAGGCAGAAGAAGACCGAAGACCTCTATCAATTCCGCGAGCGCCTCGCCGCCACGTTGGAAGACATGTGGCCAGCTCTGTACCGTGTCCAGTATGACCCTGAGAAAGTCGCCGACTTCGCAGTCGGCACTTGTACGATGGCGAACGCCACCGAATTCCCAAAGCATGAGTCGCGCCTGTGCGACTGGTGTGATTACAAAGATTTTTGTCTAGGAGGAAATGATATGCTTATCCTGCCCAAGAACGAACGCCGTGCCGAGTCTGTTATCACCGAACCCGATATGTGGATCTACGCCGACAGTTACGTCGGCAAGTCGACGTTTGTCGACCACTTCGACGACGTTCTATTCATCAACACCGACGGCAACACCCAGAATATCACGAGCCCGTTTATCCAGATTGCCGATGAGCTCGTGACCGAAGGCCGCATGAGCCATAAGGTGCTAGCATGGTCGAAGTTCCGCGAGGTCATCGACGAGTTGGAGAAGCATGACAATAGTTTCCATGTCATCGCGCTCGATTTGGTCGAAGACCTATATGAGCATTGCCGATTCTATGTGTTCGACCAGCTCGGCATCAAGCATGAGAGTGACGGCGGCTACGGAAAGGGCTGGGACATGGTGCGCACTGAGTTCCTCAGCCAGATGAAACGCCTTAAGTCCCTCGGCTACCGCGTCATCTATATCTCCAAGGAGCTCGTCACAGAGATTACGTACGCCAACGGCATGAAGGTCTCGACATTCAAGCCGAACCTGCCGGATAAGGTCGCGAATGTGCTCGCAGGCACTGTGACCATGACGCTCCGCGCCTATATGGACGAGCGTGGCCATTTCCTCCAACTCCGCAAGAACGAGAATGTCTTCGGCGGCGGCCGTATCGACTTTAAGCGTGACCGCTGTGACCTCACCGTCGAGGCGTTCAATGTCGCACTGCTCGAGGCACAGGGCACGAAGGCTGAGGCCGAGAAGCCGAAGGCACGCAAGAAGGCAGAGCCCAAGCCTAAGCCTGAGGTTGAGGCTGAGACCGAGACCGAGGTCATCGAGGAGCCTGACGCCGCGGAGGAGAAGCCGAAGCGTCGTGTGCGTAAGGCCAAGCCTGTCGCCGAGGAGGAGCCGCCGTTTGATATCGAAGAAGCCGCGGAGCCTGAGGCAGTCGAGGAGAAGCCGAAGCGCCGCACCCGTAAGCGCCGCGTCGTCGAAGAGTAAACAGTAGTTAACACCTAAAAGGATATATCATGGATTTCAGCAAGTTTGACAAGATGGTCGACATCGACGGCCTCAAGAAGGACATCGCCGATGCAGAGGCCAACGGTGGCGGTGCCGATTTCAAGGACGTGCCGCACGGCAGTTATGAGGTCGCGATCGACAAGCTCGAGCTCACCGAGACCAAGAAGACCGGCAAGCCGATGGCGTCGTGCTGGATGAAGATCGTGAGCGATGGCGAGTTCAAGGGCCAGCGCATTTTCATGAACCAGGTCATCACGCAGGGCTTCCAGATCCACATCATGAACGCTTTCCTCCGTTCGCTGTTGCCAGAGGGTTCTGACATCGACGTCGAGTTCACTGGTTACGCCGAGTATAACGATTTGCTGCTCGATATTGCCGAGTATGTCGACGGCAAGTTTGAGTATGGCTTGGAGTACGGCGAGAATAACAAGGGTTTCGACACTTTCCAGATCACCGATATTTTCGAGCTTGACTAGGTGCGGTAATGCTCAATTTCTACGACTTCGAAGTTTTCAAACACGACTGGATGGTCGTAGTCATCAACCCCGTCACTCACGATGAGCGCGTCATCATCAACGATGCCGACGCGCTCACCGCGCTCTACGAAGGGCACAAGCGTGAGATTTGGGTAGGTTACAACAACCTCCATTATGACCAATTCATTTTCAAAGGCATCTTGTGCGGTTTTGACCCGAAGGCGATCAATGATTTCATCATCGCCGAAGGCCACAAGGGCTGGCAGTATTCGAGTTTGTTGCGCAAGGTTTATATGGTTAATTACGATGTATTCCACCCGCGTACCGACAGGGGCCTCAAGACTCACGAGGCGTACCTCGGCAACGATATTTGCGAGACGACGGTGCCGTTCGACATCGATCGCAAATTGACCGAGGCTGAGATCGCCGAAACCGTGAAATACTGCCGCCACGATGTCGAGCAGACCATCGAGGTATTCATGCAGCGCAAAAGCGAGTTCGACGCCCGTATGGATCTGCTTAAAATGTTCGACTTGCCGCTGGTGTACCTCGGTAAGACCGATGCGCAACTCACGGCGATCATCCTTGGTGCCGAGCGGCCTGCGCGACCACGCGACGACGAGTTCGACATCGTACCGTTGCCGTGCCTCGACCTCGGTCCGTATGATTTCATCCGTTCGTGGTATCTCAATCCGGCGAATCAAGATTACTCGGCGACGCTCGATTTCGATATTGCAGGATGTCCGCACAAGTGCGCATGGGGAGGTTTGCACGGCGCGATCGCCCAGTACGCCGGTGAGGGTTATTTCATCAATGTCGACGTCGAGAGCTATTACCCGGCCGAGATGATTGCACATGAACTGCTGTCGCGTAATGTGCATGACCCGTCGAAATTCAAGGGCATTCGAGACCACCGTATCGAGTTGAAGCACGCGAAAGACCCGCGTCAGAAGGCATTGAAGCTCGTCGTCAACGGCACCTATGGCGCCAGCAAAGACAAGTTCAATGCACTCTACGACCCGCGGCAGGCCAACATGGTCTGCGTCAACGGCCAGCTCATGCTCATCGACCTCATGCACAAGCTCGTTCGCGACGTGGGTGCCGAGATCATCCAGAGCAACACCGATGGCGCGCTCATCCGTATGCCTGACGGTTTCGACGGCGGGCCTGATGCATTTTACGACCGCGTCGACGATGTGGCATATGAGTGGGAGCACCGCACAGGCATGGGCCTGGAATTCGATGAGTTCACCCGTGTTTACCAGAAGGACGTCAACAACTACGTCCTCGTGGCGGCAGACGGGTCGATGAAAACGAAAGGCGCGTACGTCAAGAAGCTGGGTCCGCTCGACTACGACCTCGCCGTCGTCAACAAGGCGCTCGTCGAATTCATGGTGCACGGTGTGCCTGTCGAAGACACAATTATGGCCGACGATGATCTGATCGATTACCAGCGTGTGGTGAAGGTGTCCGGCAAATACAAGTACGGTGTGCACGGGCATGAGCGGCTCACAGATAGGTGCTTCCGGGTATTCGCGTCGACACGCGAGTCGGACGGCATGATCGGGCGGGTCAAGGCCGGTAAAGCCAAGCCTGAGAAGTTCGGCAATACGAGCGAGCACTCGTTTATCGACAATGGCGACGTGCACGACAAGAAGTGCCCGGGCTATTTGGATAAAAGTTGGTATATCCAACTTGCGAAAACGCGACTAGCGCAGTTTGGGGTGATGTGATGGACCGTCTATTTATCGGTTATGTGAAGCTCAACGGCAAGAAGTGTGCGCAGAAACTGAAGGACGGCCGATACCTCACATTGGCCCAGGCGCGCAAGCTCGACGGCTACGGTGGTGTGTTGGCTCCTGAGACGATCTTCGTCGATGTCGACGACATGGCGCAGAGCGAGAAGTTGATGGACATCATCGAGGCCGAGCAGGTCGCATGCAAGGTCGTCGCGACGACCCGCGGTAAGCATTTCTATTTCGTCGGCTACCCCCGCGGCATGAAATGCAAGACACATGCACGCCTGGCCGTCGGCATCGACGCCGACATCAAAGTCGGCTCGAAAGCAACGTACGGCAGTTTGAAAGTTGACGGCAATGAGCGCGAAGTAATCTATGACGTCGAGCCGGACGAAGATTATGACGAGCTGCCGTGCTGGCTCAGGCCTGTGCAGTATACGCCTGAGTTCGGTGAGATGGAAGAAGGCGACGGCCGCAACCAAGCATTATTCAACTACATTTTGACACTGCAGTCGGAGGGTTTCACGAAAGACGAGGCGCGCGAGACCCTGGACATCATCAATAGGTATATGTTCGAGAAGCCAATGGAGCAGCAGGAACTGAGTGTCGTCTACCGTGACGACGCCTTCGCCGAAGATGTCTTCTTCCACAAAGGCACGTTCCTGTTCGATAAGTTCGCCGAGTACCTCAAGAACGAGCACCGCATCATCAAGATCGGCCATCAGCTCCACGTATACCGCGACGGCGTCTATGTGTCCGGCAATCTGCTCATCGAGAACGCGATGATCCAGCATTTGCCTATGTTGTCGAAGGCCAAGCGAACCGAGGTGCTCAACTACCTCGACGTGCTCATCCAAGACGACGCACCAGCAGCCGATGCCGATTACATCGCTTTCGCCAACGGCGTGTACGACCTCAAGACGGGTGAGCTCATGCCGTTCTCACCTGAGTTCGTGATCACGAACCGCATCCCGTGGGAGTACGACCCGACGATTTGGTCCGATTTCACCGACAAGACGCTGCGCCGCCTCGCATGCGGCGACGACGGGATCTACTCGTTGTTGGAGGAGGTCATCGGCTATTTGTTCTATCGGCGTAATGAGCTCCGTAAGAGTTTCATTCTGGTCGGTGATAAGGCGAACGGCAAGTCGACTTATCTCGACATGCTCAAGACATTGCTCGGCGACAGCAATACGTCGGCACTCGACCTGGCCGAGCTCGGCGAGAGGTTCAAGACGGCGGAGCTGTTCGGTAAGCTGGCCAACATTGGCGACGACATCGGCGACGAGTTCATCGCGAACCCTGCGATTTTCAAGAAGCTCGTAAGCGGTGACCGCGTCAACGCCGAGCGGAAGGGCCAAGACCCGTTTGATTTCTCGAGTTACGCCAAACTGCTGTTTTCGGCGAATTCGATGCCACGCATCAGGGATAAGACAGGCGCGGTGCTCGACCGCATCGTGCTCGTACCGTTCAAGGCGACGTTTTCGAAAGACGACCCGGACTTCGACCCGTACATCAAGTACAAGCTCCACTCGCCAGAGGTCATGAGCCACTTGATCAATATCGGCCTCAAGGGGCTTGAGCGCGTGTTGGCGAACCGCGCATTCACGATGCCCGAAGTCGTCGTGAAGGAGATCGAGGACTACCATGTCGCCAACAACCCCGTCCTCGGTTATTTCGAAGACACACCCGTCGACGAGGTGGTGAACGAGTCGACGGCGCTGGTGTACGACTACTATATGGCCTGGGCTATCAGGAACAACCTGAAGCCGCTCGGCCAAAACGAGTTCACCCGCCAGGCCAACAAGCACTATGGCTTGACAAGCAAGACCTGCCGTGTCAACGGCAAACGTGTACGTATTTTCGTGAAGGAGTAAATCATGCCTATCATCATCGAAGGCCCTGACGGCGCCGGCAAGTCCACGCTCGCGAAGTCATTGGCCGGAGCGCTTGACATGAACATTTTAAAAATGACGGCCAATGGCGGCCAGTCGACGCCGGAATACATGCAGAAGCTCGCATGCGACGGCGTCATCATCGACCGCTGCTGGGTATCGGAGCAAGTGTACTCCGACCTGTTCGGTCGCGAGCCCCGTATCAGCAATGACGACGCCGAGGCATTGACTGAGTTGTGCGAGCACATGGGTATTCCGATCATCGTGCTTTTGCCACCGCTCCACGTCGTCATCAGCCGCCTGAACGAACGCGGTGACGAGTACGCCGATGTCGTATGCCCGAACATCGTCGAGATCTACAAGCGTTACCAGGAATGGGCTGAAGAGCATGACAACGCGATTGTGCTCGAAGACAACAACCCGGCGACCGCCATGGTGGAGGTGCTCAAATGCATGTTGTAGGTAAGTCGATGAACGACATCTACCGCCAACTCTGTGGCAAAATATCGGTACAGGGCCACGAAGTGGCAGGTACCAAGGAAATGCTCAACAGCGGTTTCACGCTGCTCGACATCACCGACAATATCGCGACGGCCCGCACCCGTTATTCGCTCTCATACATGTTGGGTGAGCTCGCATGGTATTTCACCGGCCGCGACGATGTCGAATTCATCTCGAAGTTCTCGTCGTTTTGGGAGCATATCAGCGACGACGGCGTGACTAATCGGTCTGCGTACGGTGCCATCGTTTTTAACCGCTACGGCTTCGACCAGGTCGCACAGGTCATCGACACGCTCAAGCGCGACCCGTATTCACGACGCGCGGTCATCAATTTCAATGTGCCTAACCCAGAGCGTTTCGAGACGAAAGACGAGATCTGCACTATTGCACTCGTGTTCGAGCTCCGCGGGGGCAAGCTCGATTGCACCGGCATCATGCGCTCCAACGATGTATGGCTCGGCACACCTTATGATGTCGTGTTCTTCACGGAGCTGCAAAAGCACATCGCGAATGAGCTCGGCGTAGGCTACGGCAAGTATACGCACATCGCGGTGTCGCTCCACGCATATGAGAAGGACATCGACCGCGTTCGCGAAGTATGGTGCTGCAAGCAGGCGGCGCCGCACCTCAAGCTCGACATCGAGAAGTTTTTGGCCCATATCTCGGAGATCGAACGCATCGCCATGTCGTCTGATGAACCGAAGCACGACATCGCTGTTTATTGTTTCGATAACAACATTATCATGGAGGTAAACGATGAAGATTAAGATCAACCGTATCGCAGAGGGCGCCGAAATCAAGCTCCCGGCACGTGCACACTACAACGACGCCGGCGCTGACGTCTACACCACATTCGGTGAGACCCTGAAGCCACACGAGACCCGCCGCATTCCGCTGGGCTTCTCGCTCGAGCTGCCCGACGGCGTCATGGCATGTGTGTTCCCCCGATCTGGCATGAGCCTCGAAGGCCTCGTCTGCGAGCTGCCGCCGATCGATTCCGGCTATACAGGTGAGGTGCATGCTATCGTCACCAACTTGACGGACAAGCTCAAGAAGGTGCCGGGCGGCACACGCATCGGCCAGCTCGTCGTCATGCCCATCGTGTTGGCCGACTTCGTCGAGCAGTTGGGCGAGGAGAGGGGCGACGGTGGTTTTGGGTCGACCGGTGAGGCCTAGTAAAGCCGAGTATTACCTCGACATCGCGCTTGCGGTGGCTGCCAGGTCGACGTGCCTGCGCCGCCGCTACGGCGCCGTGATTGTGGCCAACGACGAGATCATCGCGACTGGCTACAACGGTGCCGCCCGCGGAGATGTCAATTGTATTGATGTAGGCATATGCCATCGCTGCGGGCACGGGCATAATGACGGTGATTACGGCTCATGCCCGGCCGTCCACGCCGAGATGAACGCCATGTTGTCGGCTTCGCGCTCTGAGATGATCGGCGCGACATTGTACTTGGCAGGCGTCGACCTCGAGACAGGCGAGCGCATCCCGCCTGGTGAGATCTCACCGTGCCCCGTGTGCATGCGCATGATCGGCAACGCCGGTGTTGATGTCGTCACAGGTGCATAGAAATAGAAGAACGCCCCAGACGCTCAATTGCATCTGGGGCGTTCTCCTCACAAAGGAGGAAGGTGCGGTGGCCCAAAACCGCACATTCTATTTTATCACACGTAATGCTATTAGGCGTTGACCCACTTGAGGGCGTTCTTGATGCAAAGTTGCTTGTTCACATTCTCGAACTCTTTGCGGCAGATCAGTTTCCACGCGCCACGATTGGTGGCCTTGAAACGGCAGTAGTGCACGCAGTTGTCATCGAGGACGATCTTTACGCGACGGCCGCAACCGATGATCTCGTATGCCTCATTGAACGGCTGCTTGAAAGCGACACGCTCGAGCTTGATGGCATCGTCGAAAGTCTTAGTCATTATGTTTCCCTTCCTCGTGGTTGACAAGATTATATTACCCGGTAACTACCCGAAAGCACATAGCTATTTTCAAATTCGTCGAAAACTTTTTCGATTAATTTGAAAATAGCTACGTGCATGCGTGCAGGCCTGTGGGATAATGACCTTGTCAACCAGAAGGAGGAGCAAAATGAAGCCCATCAAGATCACCAAGCAGGACGTACTCGGTTACACGCACACGTTCGTTATCCGCCACGACAAATCCACCAACAAGGTGTTTCTCGCCGAGGTCGACCTTGATTTCGGTTGCGAGTCGTTCCGCGGCGTGTTCGGCTCCGAGGCAGCGGCGATTAACCGTATCGAAATGCTCATGAATTAAATGAAAGGAATTATCATGGCTAAAGAGTTCTACACCGTCAAGGTCATTCCACACCTTGAGAATGAGACGGGCGAATACGATTACGTGCCCACTTTCGAAGTTCGTATCGATAAAGGCGGCGAGGAGAAGTCATCGACGGCACGCCTCATATGCCCAGAATGGCAGCCGCTCAACATTATCGAGAAGATAGACGTCATCAGCGACGTGCTCAGGTGCCCGTATGTTTCAAATTTCGTCGACATCTCGTATATCGTCAATTTATGCCGACTCGATAAACTCGACGCCCACCGCATCCTCAGGCAACTCGATGATGCAGGCTCTGTAGTTTTTGAGGTCACCGTGACCTATTTACTCAGCCAGTCCATCTAATACCACCGACACAAGGAGAAAGGAAACACCATGGCAGATGTAACGTTCACAGAGAAAGAGCTCGGTTTCATCAACGAGTGCGCGATCGACAAGAAGGGCGTGCTGGTCGAGATGCCGGCGAACCCGTTCCCATCGCTCTACCGCAAGGGCGTCATCGCCAAGAAGGGCGACGACCTCACAGTCACGAAGGACTTCCGCGATATGTTCTGCCTCGCCGACCAGGTCGTGCATGTCGACCTCACCAAGGCCGAGGGCGAGCCTGAAAGCGACGGTAAGAAATTCAAGTACGGCGAGACGGGTGACGTGATCATCGAGGACGCGCCTGTCGATTACGCGGGCTTCCGCCAGGCGATCGCCGCCAACCTTCGTGACCGCCGCACGAAGGGCATCGATGAGTTCCAGCTGATCGACAAGGCCGTGCAGGTGTATGACGCCGCACGCGAGGCCAGGGCCGCCAACGGCGACGAGGGCACCCGTTCGGAGCACACGACAGTCGGCAGCCGCAAGCACTGGCGTTACGACTTGGCCGATACCGTGTCGGCATACTTCGGCGTCGGCATGGAAGTCGACAAGCGCGAGATCGTATTCACCGGCGACCTATACATGGCCGGTGCGGCAGAAATCGTATTCGAATACCTGTTCAAGATCGGCAACCGCCGCGCACAACGCTGCTACGACGAGCGCCTGTTCGCAGGCGAGACCACAGTCGGCGTGTATGCCGAGAAAGCCGCGGAGTTCATGGCCGAAGTCGAGAAGCGCCTGCAGCACGAGGGTGCTGAGGTCGAGGTCGACGGGGAAGTCGTCGGCGAGGTGGTCGTCGATCTCGACAGCGCTGAGGAGTAATGGCATGATCACCGACACGAACGAGATAGCCGAGCGCCTGCGCACCGAAGCCGATTACTGGCGCGACTACAATGAAGACGACACCCTTTTTAATTGGTGGCACTACGATTTTGTCGAGAGTGTGCTTACGGCTTTTGACATCGACGATATGGATATGCCTGTTTACGAGTTGTTCGATAAGCTGGCGGATATCATCAATCCGCAATCGAGTTAAAGTATTTTGAAAATACTTTCAATTTATCGAAATATCGGTGTACTGAAAGTAGTATAATGACCCTGTCAACCAGAAGGAGGAACAAATGCCCGAGTATATCGTTTTCGTCATGCCGCCGAGTGATGAGGATGCCGAGCCGTTCGACATCCCGGAATGGGAGTTTGACGCGGCCATGGCCACCGCGGAGCGTTACCGCGAGCGTGGTTGGAAGGCATGCATCATCGATTACGGCACGCCGTTCGTGCCGTGGCGCGCTGGGCGCCTAGACGGCCCCGATATTCGCGTCATGGCGCGTACGTGCGACGAGGCCGTCATCAGGGCGCGCGCCATCAGCTATGACTGCACCAGTTTCCAGAGGGAGGATTAACCATGCGTGATTTCGTCTACACTGCATTGACTGTCGTGGGGATAGTGGCCACAGCCGTCGCCGCGGCATACGCGTTCGTAGACAGGGGCTATTTCGCCGTAGGCGGCGAATATGCATTCCTGTTCCTGCCGCTGCTCGGCATGTGCGTCGAGTACATGGTCAAAGACCGATGAGGAGGGAGGTACCGCGATGCAGATCGGCGATGTAAAGCCGTTCAAATATGTCTACGCGGACGATCGGCAGCAGTTCACGAGGCCACTCGAGGAGGCGGCGGAATTCTTCGTCGCATGGCATTTCTGGATACAGCGCCGTGATAACCAGAGGTATTCGGCGAAGGCACGCGACAAGATGCTGGACAAGGCCGCAGATGTGATCCAAGCGGTCGTCAACTGCGTCGCATCGGTCGGTATCGACGATATGTCGGAATTGATGAGGCGCTGCGAGAAGCGCAACACGAAGAGGGGTAGGTATTGATGCAGGTTGAAGTGGTCGTAACCATGGAGCGGAGGCCGGTCACCGTACACGGACACGGCGGCAGTCTGATCGGGTGGTTCCAGCGAGGCGGTTTCCTCAGTAACAACCAGAAGCCCGTCGGGCTCGTCGAGTTCGCAGACGGCACGGTCGGCGAGTACGAGGCGAAGGAGGTGCGTTATGTCGACTGTAGATAACAACTATGTTGAGTATGACAGGGACCTCATGCGCTCGTGTATATACGGGCTCGCAGTCGGTGACGCCCTCGGTGTGCCATATGAGTTCTGCGAGCGGGGCACGTTCGAATGCACGAGCATGGCAGACGGCGGCACGCATGGGCAGCCTGCCGGCACTTGGTCCGACGACACGTCGATGGCCTTGTGCATATGTTCGAGTATTAAGCGGCTCGGGCGTATCGTCACAGCAGACATCGACGACATGTTCCGCCGCTGGCTTGAACATGGTGACTTCACCTGCGACGGGCATGTCTTCGACGTGGGTGCGACGTGCAAGAAGGCGATCTCGACGGGTGTGCCGGCGAAGTCATATGACTACTGCGGCAACGGTTCGCTCATGAGGACGGCACCGCTCGCCATGCTCAACTACTTCGACGTATATAAAATACGCGATGTGTCGGCAATCACGCACGCACATCCAGTGGCCGAATGGTCCTGTGTCACGCTGTGCGATATCTTGTGGACCATCCGCAATTCCGGTACACCGGCGAAGTGGGTGCTTTCGCGCAGGTACGGGCATATCGCAGCAAGGCCGGTCGAGGCAGTCAAAAGCGACGGCTACTGCGAGCATACGCTCGAGGCCGCGCTCTGGTGTTTCTTGAATACGAATTCATATGCTGACTGTGTGCTTGCCGCCGTCAACCTAGGCGGTGACACGGATACGACTGCAGCCGTTGCCGGTGCCCTCGCGGGTGTATATTACCGTTTCGAGGCCATCCCGCCGAAGTGGGTCGGCCAGCTGCGTGGTAAGGCAGTAATCGATCAATGCATTTAGGAAGGTGACAGACGATGATTGACGGGTATCTGCTGAACATGCGTGTGTTCAATAATGTGAGTGACAGCAAGAGGCAGGCGCTCAAGCCACTCGAGAAAGCAGCCGAGATCTTCGGTGCGTGGCAGGCGCGCTACAATATGCGCTTTGCCTCGCGGGATGCGTGCGGGGCGTTTCGTAGGGATCTTATCGACGAATGCGTGGACACCGTGCAGGCGGCAGCGAACATGCTGGCTGCCGTCGATGCAACGCAAGGCGAGGTCGACGCCGCCATCAAGCGCATGGACGAGCGAAACGGGGACCGAGGCAGGCTCTAAGAAATGGAGGAAGAGATGGTCATCGAACTGCCCAAAGACGCAGAGGGCCGCGATATTCCGCTTGATACCGAGATTCTGTACGACGAAAACGGGAACGAGTACGAAGTTTACTACTACAAATACTCAGTGCGTCAAACCATCCCGCAGCGTAAGTGGCAGGTGGTGATGATGGACTGCATTGTGCACGATGTCTCAGATCTCTACCTCACCCCACCTGATAGCTGGGAGAAGTTATTTGAAGACTTGAAAGCGGTTGAGGACTATGGAAATTCATCCTATATCGACAACCCGACATGCTGCTATGTGAATATGGTCGGTAAACCGTGCGACAGGTGCAAGTTCTACGGAAGGGCGAACTGTGTCGGCAAGATGTGTGCCGATATCACAGACCGTATTCGCAAGCTGAAGGGTGAGGACTGATGAACATCGAGTTGCCTAAAGACGCCGACGGGCGAGAGATTCCGCTTGACACTAATGTACTGTACGGTGACAGCGGCACAGCCTGGAACATCGTGCGTTGGGTGTTCACAACTAATTTATGCCATAAAGAGGAATGGAGAAATTGCTGGTACGCAGTTGCGGATGCGGGCGGAAAACTCGACCCCGAGCTTATGTATCTCATACCACCTGACAGCTGGGAGAAGTTAGAAGAGGACTTGAACAGGGCCGTCGAAGAAACCAACGTTTGCCTGTACTGCAGCAAGGATAACACATGTGTAAATTGCACTATCTACGGTAATACATCAAAGGGCTGTTCTATAGCAGCATTCAAGGACATCCTCGACCGTATCCGTAAACTGAGAGATGAGGGCAAATGACGATTATGAAACCGTGCCCGAAGTGCCATTCGACCGAGCACCTGCACATCGAGATAATCGATGATAACTTGACTGCCAACCGGTCCGTCAAAGTAGGGTGTACGGAGTGCCACACCTTCGCGCAGATAGATTATGTGCTCACAGGTTCGTTTGCCAACGAGCGCAGGCCTGACGACGCGCAGTTGACACACGAGGGCATCGAGCGATGGAACGAGCATTGCGACGACTGGGAAGGGATATTTAACCATGAGTGAGAGAACATGCGCCACATGCGCCAACTGCAACGGCAGTGTCTGCACAGTCGACGGTTTCATCATGGGGAGTTCCGAAGCCGCCTGCGAATACTACCGTGCGAAGCGGGTCGGCGGAGGGAAGGCGGATATGGGTATTCGATGCCCCAACTGCGGTGTGCAGATCGATTTCCATGCCGGGCACATCAACAACGGCCGTGTGTTCGTCTGCGAGAAGGGCAAGCCGCTCATGCACGAGGTCAGGTATCACTGCCGGCACTGCGATTCGACCGTCATTTTCCTCAAGAAGTGCGAACCGGAAGGGGTCGGCAATGATCGATAACGAGCCTGCGAGCGGCTACAACCTGTCGCCGGGGTGCCCGGAGGCTTCGGCCTCATGACGCGCGCGATGCTCATGTCAAACGTGGTCAAGGCGGCAAGGGGCATCGATCGCATTCATGGAGATCGTCAACGCCTAGTCGAGGAGGGTATCTGTTACGGCGTAGTGGATCTGAGGGTGCGCGTTCTGCCGTGGCGAGGAAGCGCTCAGCACGTACATAACGGGTCGCGTGCCGGCTGTGCCAGGCTTCGGCAATGTGCTGCGTGTCGACGTCGGGTTCGGTTGCGCGGGCACCGAGATGCACACGCATGACGATTGGCGCATACGTTTCTGCCAGATGTGCGGCAGGGAATTGTAGAAGTGAGGAGGGCCGGTATGGCCATGATTGAGAACGAGCCCATCAGCGGGTACAACTTGCCGCCTGGATGCCTCGACGACGACATCGACCGTGCGTTCGGCGGCGAGAGGCGCTATTGCAGCGAATGCAGGCACTGTATCGTATCGGACGAACTCGACTGCTGCGTCTGCGAGGTGGACTTGGCAAATGCGATCGCGAAGCTCCAGGGTGCGCAGCGCCGATCACCAAAATACATCATTGCTGCGGTCGAGGACGCAACCACGGACGAAGGCAACTGCTGCGCTGGTTTTGAGGAGTGACGATTGCTGTAAGTGGGAGGAGGAATAATGACTAACTATGAGCGTCGCCAATTGGTCGCTGACGCCGTACGCCGCGAAGTAGCGTATCGCCCAAGCTGCACGATGTCCGAATGGTGGTGCAGGCTGCATGAAATGGTAACTGGAGTCGACGATTACCCTAACCCGAGGGAGACGCTTTTGGCATTGGCGGATTTAATCGAACCGGAACCGGAGCGCACGTGCCGAATGATCGACAACGGTGCCGAGCTCTGCTGCTCTGAGTGCGATTGCAGACACTCCTACGATGACGAGCCCAAGTTTTGTATGGGCTGTGGCGCAAGGGTAGTGGAGTAGATGTAAAAACATGCCTAGAAATGATTCTAGCATACGTAGAAGGCGCCATTTGGCCCAAGCGCGTATACTTGTAGGGCCCCGAGGCAAATATCTGCCTCGGGGCATTTTTTGTGCCTTGGGGTTGAAAAGTGGCACTTTTCGATAAATTAGCATGGTTGACAGGTAGTAGACGGCGAAACGCGACGTAAGGCTATGTGTGGGATCTGTGGGTACAAGTTACTGTCACACTACCTGTCACACTGTTTTCGGGCCAGTGTGACAGGTAGTAGGCGTCAAAATGCGACGTAGATTGATTGTTGGGTACCCAAGTGTCACACTGGCAAACAGCAGGCCGCCCCTATATTAGATATTTTCTATAGGTATCTTTAGTATACATATATTTTCAAAATATAGGGGTATAGGGGAGCGTGTCAGTGTGACAGTGTGACAGGTAGTTGCAAATACATGCGTCTACATCGCGTTTTGTCGAGACTACCTGTCACACGGTGCAGATAAATCGAAAAAAGCGGTGTGACAGGTGTTTGACAGCAGTGTGACAGGTAGCCGAGGGCATATATGTCGACCTCGGTGAACATGCAGAGGCATTTCGATTTTACGCGACAGGCCATTGATACATAACTGTGTATATTGTGTATATACAATATACACAGTCGCGTATACCGACAGGCCATTTATACATAACTGTGCATACCGCATATATACAATATACACAGTCGCGTAAACCGACAGGCCATTGATACATAACTGTGCATACCGCATATACACAGTATACACAGTATACACAGTATGCACAGCCGAGCAGTCATTTGAACGGTCCCACCCGGCGCTGTAGAATATATTCCGATAGACGAGGAGGGATATTTTTGCCTTACATCAAATTCAACAACGCGATACAGCGCAAGCGCTATTGGCTCGGCGAAGACGGCGTAGAGCTGATCAACGACTGGAGGCGCCGAGGGCTCTCGGTGAAGGCGATCGCCGAGGACAAGATCGGCGTCGCGTACACCACGCTCATGAAATGGCGCCAGCAATCGCCTGAACTGGACAAGGCGCTCACCATCACGGAAGACCTCGTAGACGGCCAGGTGGAAGGCGCCTTGCTCAAGCGTGCACTTGGGTACGACTATTTCGAGGAGACATGGGCGCTCGACCCCGACACAGGCCGGGAAGTGTTGACTAGGAAGGTCAAGAAGCATGTGCCGGCAGATGTGAAGGCCATCGCCATGTGGCTGTTCAACCGACGTGGTGACGCCTGGCGGTCGATGCAACCCCAGTTGCCTGCCGACGACGGCGACATCATCGACGTCAAGAACGTGCTCGTGCAGATCGAGGAGGCGGCAGATGGAGATAAGGCTGACGCGTAAGCAGGCTGAATATGTGCGCGAGGCGCACCACCGCTGGAACCTCGCCACGGGTGCGGTGCGTTCCGGCAAGAGCCACCTGGCAGTGCAGTATACGATCCCGGACCGATTGATCAAGCTGCGTGGCAAGAAGGGCCTGGCGTTGATCTTAGGCGCCACGAAGGAGAACATCGAGCGCAACGTCTTGACGCCGATGCGTGACATGTGGGGCGATAAGTTCGTAGGCGACATCAACGCCCGCAACTGGTGCGAGATCTTCGGCGAGCGCGTGTACTGCATCGGTGCCGAGAACGCAGGCCAGGTATCGAAGCTCCGAGGCTCAGAGGTCAAGTTCGCGTATTGCGATGAGATCTGCGACATCCACCCCGACGTGTTCGAGATGCTGAAGAGCCGCCTGAGCCTGCCGTACAGCGAATGCCATGGCGCATGCAACCCGGCGGGACCTACACACTGGCTCAAGCAGTTCATCGACAAGGGCGAGGCAGACCCAGGCATCGACATGTTCGTGCAGAGGTACACGATCGACGATAACCCGTTTCTGCCTCCGGCCTATGTCGCAGGCCTCAAGGCTGAGTACCGAGGCACCGTGTACTATGACCGATACATCAGGGGCTTGTGGGCTAAGGCCGAAGGCCTCGTGTACCCGAACTGGAAGGACGCACAGGAGCCGACATGGTCGCCTGCGAAACCGGAAGACGTACGCGGCTACTGCGTGAGTATCGACTACGGAACGCAGAACCCATTCCATGCAATCAAGTGGATGCTCGACTCTGCAGGCACATGGCATGCGGTCGGCGAGTACCGCTATTCTGGTCGCGAGGAAGGCAGGCAGAAGACAGACCCCGACTATGTCGACGACCTGGTCGTGTTCACGAACGACGCACCTGAGGATGCAGAAGTCGAGGTCATAGTCGACCCCAGTGCATCGTCATTCATCGCGCAGCTGCGAAAGCGTGGCGGGTTCAAGGTGAGGAAGGCCGACAACGATGTCGGGGACGGCGTGCGCGATACCGCGAGCGCAATGCAGCTTGGGCAGGTCAAAATCGGGGACACACTCACCGAATTGGCGCGTGAGTTCACCGGCTATGTATGGGATGATAAGGCCGACCAAGACAAGCCAGTCAAGGTCGACGACCACGGCATGGATGCGCTGAGGTATTTCGTGAAGACCAAGCGCGTATACAAGCCGAGGGATATGGTATACGAGTCGCCGTTCATGGGCGGCGCTGACGAGGGACCCAGGAGGTTCGCGCTATGAGATGGGACGAGGTACGCGACGACAAGTCGCGCATGCTCACGTACCAGGACTTCGTGGAGGCGGGCGACGCCAACCGCGAGGGCTTCGTACTGGAGGCGATCGAGCGGCATAAGTCGGGCAAGGCGTACCGCATTGCACGCATGGCCGATGCATACGACCGCCAGGAGAACACGACGATCAACACCTATGTGCAGAAGGTCTTCGACATCACAGGCTCGAAGCTCGTGGATTTCACCGCGAGCAACAACAAGATCGCCAGCAATTTCTTCCACCGACTGAACACCCAGCGCACGATGTACTCGCTCGGCCAGGGTGTGTCTTTCATCGATGTCGACGAGGTGGGCAAGAAGGACGAGACAAAGGAGAAGCTCGGCAAGCATTTCGACCACGACCTGCGCACGCTCGCATACGATGCGCTCATCCACGGCGTGTGCTTCGGTTTCTGGAACCTCAACCGCATGTTCGTCTTCCCGCTGACTGAGTTTTGCCCGCTCTGGGACGAATACGACGGCACACTCAAGGCAGGCATCCGCTTCTGGCGTATCGACCAGTCACGCCCGATGCAGGTCGTGCTCTACGAGGCCGACGGCTACACTCGATACCAGAGCCGCCAAGACGCGAACGGCGTCACGAACGAGCGCCTCGATGTCGTCGAGGAGAAGCGTCCGTACATCGAGAAGACGAGCTACACGCCTGCAGACGGCATCGAGCAGGTGATCGGCGGCGAGAACTACTCGGCATTGCCCGTTGTGCCTATGTGGGGCTCGAAGCTCCACCAGTCGACGCTCGTGGGCATGCGCCAGGCGATCGACAGCTACGACCTCATCCGCAGCGGCTTCGCGAACGACCTCACCGACTGCGCGCAGATCTACTGGCTCGTGTCGAATGCGGGCGGCATGAGCGACAAGGACATGCAGAAGTTCCTTGACCGCCTGAAGATCAACCATGTCGCGCTCGTCGATTCCGATGATGGCGGCAATGCGCAGGCGTATACACAGGAGATCCCGTATGCAGCACGCCAGGCGTACCTGCAGTCGATCCGCGACGGCATCTACGAGGACTTCGGCGCGCTGGACGTGCACACGGTGGCGGCAGGCGCGACCAACGACCACATCGATGCGGCGTACCAGCCTATGAACGAGGAGGCGAGCGATTTCGAATACCAAGTCTCAGAATTCGTGCAGCAGCTGCTCGCCCTCATGGGCATCGAAGACACACCGGTGTTCAAGCGCACCCGTATCAGCAACCAGAAAGAACAGGTCGACATGGTGGTGAGTGAGGCTCCGTATCTCGACCATGAGACGGTATTGCGTAAACTGCCGAACATCTCGCCCAGCGAGGTGCCTGCGATCATGCAGAGACTCGAAGACGAGGACCAGGACCGTATGGGCAACTTGATGGGCGCGGCCGCTATCTCGGCTGGCGTGCCGCAGGGCGTAATGGGCGATAATGCCACTGCGGCTACCGATCCGATGGGTGACAATGACGACGAGGAATGATTGCAAACGGATCCTGCAGGCGATCGAGAGGAAGCGTGATATCTTTCGTTTGATGCAGAAAGGTATCGTGTTCGACCAGATAACCGGCGAGGTATATGAAGGCGAAGGGATAAGCGATGGCAGAGTGTCAGGCACCGTTCGGGATGTCGGACGACAAGCGTAGCTATCAACTCAAGGACGGCAAATGGCGCGCGGAAAATTACACGCCGAAAGATAGTGCAGGCAAGAAATTCGCGGTTGAAGTGGCGAAGTCGCAGGCTGAGGCACAGGTCAAATTGCTCGAGAAGCAGGCACAGGAGCTGCAGGAAAAACTACAACTCACCTACACCGATGCAATTAACGGTATGACCTCCCGCATCGAGGCCTCGCTCAAGGAGTTCGCTGCCGATGATGCGAAATGGCAAGCCGACGTCGCCGCCGGCAAGAAGGATGCGAAGGCATATAAAGCTTGGCGTAAGGACCAGGCGTTGCACAACGACCAGCTCAAGGCACTTAAGAAGGCGTTGACGCAGGACCTCACGGCAGCCGATAAGATGGCGATGGCGTATGTCAACCAAGTACCGGCAGGCGTGTATGCGGAAGGTATGAACTTCGCGACATATGAGATCGAGCACGGCGCCAAGGCGAACACATCTTTCACGCTGTACAACAAGAACACCGTCATGGAGCTCGTCGCGAACGAGCCCGACCTGCTTCCGCAGGCTGCATTCGACAAGGCGAAAGACACTGCTTGGAACAGTCGCCATGTCACGTCTGCCGTGACACAGGCCGTGCTGCAGGGCCAGACGGTCCCGCAGCTCGCCGCATCGATCGCCGGTATCGCCGCCATGGACCAGCGTGCCGCGATGAAGGCGGCACGCACCGCCATGACGAGCGCGCATTCGCTCGGCAAGCTCAAGGGCTACGAGCGCGCCGCCGATATGGGTATCGATGTCAAAAAGCAATGGCTCGCGGCGCTCGACTCGCGCACACGCGGCAGCCACCGCCACCTCGATGGCGAGACAGTCAAGCTCGATGCGGAATTCAGCAACGGGCTGAAGTACCCTGGTGACCCAGATGGCCCTGGGTCTGAGGTCTACAATTGCCGCTGTACGCTCGTGCCAGTTATCGGGGACGTGCAGTATGACGAGGTCGAGCGTGCGAACAAGCTCGGCAGTATGAGTTATGAAGAGTGGAAGAACGAGCATGAGCCCAAGCGGACAGGAACGCATAAGTTCTCCAAAAACATCAAGTGGATACAAGGCAATGCCGACCTGGAGATAACAGAAGACCCAAGCGACATGTCATGGATAAACGAGGCCGCTAGGAGCAAGTGGGAGCAGGACACTGAGAAAGTGAAGACGTACAGCGACTTCGAAAGCTATCTCGGAGATCGCGGCATCGAGTTAGACACTACGTCAGATACGCTGAAGACAAAGTTTTACGACCGTAATATGCCGAAGGTAGTCAAGAAGCAGGTGGATCAGATAATGGCAGCCCTCGACAATTACGATGAGATAGGTGGCGTACGCGGCCTGAAGAAGTTGCATCTCTGGGATGACTCGGATAACGTTACAGGTCAGGCCGCCTATTACTACCGCGCCCTTGACGAGGCTCCGTTTGACAACGAAGAGGAGATTTATTTCAAAAACGGCAACCTCCGTATGCATCACATCATGCACGAGTTCGCGCACGCTTACGCAGACGGTACTAAGCCGAAGGGGCACGATGTCGTAACGTGGTCTGCTAAACTCAATTCGGAGGCAATGCTTGACGAGTCACGAGGTGCCTATTTCGGGGCAGCTTCTGACGTGATCGAGGCCGAGCGCTTCGCAGATGCTGTCGCTGGGGCCTTTGTGACGAACAACCCGGAGAATCGTGCGATGCTTCAAGCATTTCTAAAGCGAGTTGCCGAAGTTATAGAAGAGATGATCTAATATGGCTAGTGGTGTATCGGTGAAGCAGGACAACACCGAGCAAGTTATCGACGGCATCGATTCGGCTATCGGCGTCGCGCTCGAGGAGATCGGGCTTTTGGCCGAGAACTACGCCGCCAAGAAATGCCCGGTCGATACCGGTAACCTTCGTGCGTCGATCACGCACGAGGTGGATGCTGCCGATAACGCCGTGTATGTCGGCACAAATGTCGAATATGCACCATACGTCGAGCTCGGTACTTCGCGCCAGAAGGCACAGCCTTTCCTGAGGCCTGCGGCTTCCGAGCACGGCGCACAATATCGCCAAGTGCTGAAAAAAGCCCTCGGTGGCAGTAGTTAACCTGGTATTATTTATGTTAAATGCGCGAAGCAATGCGCTATACAGTATGGGGTCGAAGCATGTGCCCCAGAGTCCGAAGGAATGGAGCGAACACCATGGCACTTACCCGCAAACTCCTCCGATCCATGGGGATCGAAGACGAGAAGATCGACCAGATCATCGATGCACACACTGAGACCGTCAACGCGCTGAAGGATGAGCGCGATGGGCTCAAGGATGCCGCGGACCGACTGAAGAAGGCCGAGGCGGAGCTCGAGGAGCTCAAAGCCAAGCCGGCAGACGGTTTCAAAGAGAAGTTCGAGAAGGAGCACGCCGATTTCGAGGCGTTCAAGGCAGACACAGCTAAGGCTGCCGCCGACCGCGAGAAGAAATCGCTGTACCGCAAACTGCTCACCGATGCAGGCGTCGACCCCAAGCGTATGGATGCCGTGATGCGTGTCGCCGACCTATCCGAAATCGTGGTCGAGGACGGCGCCATCAAGGATGCCGACAAGGTCACGGAGAAGGTCAAAGGCGAGTGGTCAGATTTCATCCCGACCACGAATAAGAAGCCCGCGGATGTCGATACGCCGCCTGCAGGTGGTGGCGACGGCGCGGCAGAACCGAAGTCGCTGGGTGACGCCCTGCGACAGAAGTACACCAAGCAGAACACTGATTAAAGGAGGCAATTATGCCTATCACCCTTGCAGAGGCCAAGGTCGGCATGGCCGACAAGGTCGACCAGCAGATCGTCGACATGTTCCGTCGATCCTCCCTGCTCCTCGACCGCCTCACTTTCGACAACGCCATCTCCCCCGGTACCGGCGGCTCCACGCTCGTCTACGGCTACACGCAGCTGAAGACGCCTTCCACTGCCGCCGTCCGTGCGATCAACTCCGAGTACACCGCCAACGAGGCCAAGCGTGAGAAGAAGACCACGCAGGCCATCATCATGGGCGGTGCTTTCGAGGTCGACCGTGTCATTCAGGACACTTCCGGTGCCATCGATGAGCTCGTGTTCCAGGCCGACGAGAAGATTAAGGCCACCGCTAATTTCTTCACCAACTGCGTGATCAACGGCACTGCGGCCGGTAGTGCAGCCCCGGGTAAGACTACCGGTACTTTCGACGGCCTCAACAAGTTGCTCGCCAATTCCTCTACCGAGTACACCGCCACTGCGGACCTGTCTACCAGCGCGAACGTGACGGCCAACTACAACCAGTTCCTCGATGAGCTCGACGAGTTCATCTCCTGCCTCGACGGTATGCCCGATATGCTGCTCATGAACCGCAAGATGCTCTCCAAGCTCCGCGGTATCGCACGCCGTGCCGGTTATTACGAGTCCACCAAGGACGATTTCGGCCGTGTCGTCGAGACGTATAACGGCATCGCGCTCATGGATGCCGGCGAGTTCTATGACGGCTCCAAAACTGTCGACATCGTCGCCGATACCGCTGCCGGCGCTAGCGCCTTCGGCACTTCCGACATCTATGCCGTCAAGTTCGGCCTCGACGCCTTCCACGGCATTTCCCCGACCGGCACCAAGGTCATCACGTCTTACATGCCCGACCTCACCCTCCCCGGTGCGGTCAAGAAGGGCGAAGTCGAGCTCGTCGCCGGTGTCGCCCTCAAGAACACGCTGAAGGCCGGCCACATGAAGGGCATCATCACTGCGCCGAAGACTGCCTAAGGAGTCGATATGCTGGAGGAGTTGCTCGCCGAGATCCACAATTGGTTTGAGTGCGATTACCTCGCAGGTGAGCTCACCGTCATGGACGGCGAGCTCACCCTCCCGCATGGCTTCGTCAAGAAGGGCCAGTATTACCGCATCGTCGGCAGCGTTTTCAACGACGGCCTACACCAGTACCCGACATCAGACCTCACCGACGAGGTATTCGACGGCGAGGTGTGGGCGTTGGCTGTACCGAAGGCAGTCACCGACATCGCGGCTGATGTCGAGGCATGGTGTAAAGCCTACCCCGATTCCGTGTATACGTCTGAGTCGTTCGGCGGGTATTCGTACACGAAGGCCACGGCGTCCGACGGCACGCCGATGCGATGGCAAGACGCATTTCGCCGACGCCTCAATCGTTGGAGGAAACTGCCATGACGTTGATTGATACTTTCAAAGAACCTTGCGTGCTCATGGAGAAGAAGCGCGTGAGCGACGGTGAAGGCGGGTGGACGACCACGTGGGTCGACGGTGCCGCCTTCGATGCGGCTATCGTCCGCGACACCACCCTGGCGGCACGCGTCGCTGAAAAAGAGGGCGTATCGAACGTCTACACGGTGACTACCGACACAAACGCGCGACTCGAATTTCATGACGTTTTCAAGCGTGTCAGTGACGGCCAAGTGTTCCGTGTGACTTCCAACGGGGACGATATGAAGACACCTGATGTGGCGACGTTCAGTTTCGAGCAGGTGTCGGCAGAAGAGTGGAAGCTATCATGACGCCTGAAGCTACTATCTATGAATTTTTCTCGGGCTTCTCGATTCCAGCGTATGCGGCGACATCTGTACCAGACAATACGGAGTTCCCGTATATCACGTACGAGCTCGCAGTCGATGATTTTTGGGGCGGGGAAGTCGCGTTGTCGATGGACATTTGGTATCGTGGCGACTCCGAGGCGGAGCCGAATGCGAAAGCGCGTGAAGTCTCAAAGGCACTAATCGGCTGCAAGTGTATCCCATGTGACGGCGGCGGTGTCATACTGAAAAAAGGCTCGCCGTTCTGCCAGAGCATGGGTGACACAGCAGATGATAAGATCAAGCGCCGCCATATCAATGTGACGGCAGAGTTTATCACCTCGTTTTGAGAGGACAAGTTAAATGGCTAAGTTCACACAGATTCCTACGGATACATTCAAGAAGCTCCAGCTCAATGCCGGTATCCTCACCACTGAGTTCAACCCTGCAACTGGCGAGCTCAGTGCGTCCAGCATCATCGGCGCAACGAGCGGCGGCGTGTCGTTCGAGGCCACGCCGTCATTCACCGATTTTGGCGAGGACATCGACAACTGCCCGAAGAACACTAAAGAGCTCAAGAAGCTCGACAGCTGGGAAGCCAAGATGTCCGGCTCGTTTGTCACGATGGATACGAATGTCGCGATGTCTGTCATCGGCACTGCTGCTGTTGCGAGCGACGACCCGACCAAGGTCGTGCCCCGCAACTCTGTCGAAGCCAAAGATTTCAAAAACATCTGGTGGGTCGGCGATTATTCTGACATCAACGAAGACGGTTCGTCTGCCGGCAAGGCCGGTTTCATCGCGATCAAACTCATCAACGCATTGTCGACCGGTGGTTTCAAGATCCAGTCCGGCGACAAGGCGAAGGGCACGTTTGGGTTCGAGTACACTGGCCACTACAGTAATGAAAACATCGACACCGTCCCGTTTGAACTCTACATCAAAGCCGGTTCTGCTGATAAGTAGGCAATAGCCTGAAGGAGGAATTGTAATGAAACTCAGTAACATCAAGGGTGACCGCGTCCTCGACGTCATCGCCGACATCATCGACCCCATCGCAAACATGGTGCAGGACAAGGACGTCGCTGCGATGTTCAAGCGCGAAGCCGTGCCAGACGGCATGGAGGCACGCGATTTCTTCGCGAAGCGCATGTGTAAGGGCCTGCCTGTTTTGCTCAAAAGCCATAAGGCCGACATCATCGCCGTCATGGCGGCGATCGAGGGCGTGACGCCCGAGCAGTATGCGGCATCGCTTGATTTCCCCAAGCTATTTACCGATGTCATGGAGCTCGTGACCGACGACGTGTTCCTTAATTTTTTATCATCGCAGGAGACGGGGAAGGGCGCAGATGCGCCTGGCTCTGCCTCGGCGAGTTCCGAGGCCCGTTAAGGGTCGACGCGTTCGTCAAGTTCACACTGGCACGCTATAGGAGAGAACGGGACGAGATGGCGTTTAAGGTATACGTCACCGACTCCCTATACCTCATGGGCCAGCAAAAGTTTATCGGTCGCAGATGGTACGACCAAATCAGGCCCAAGGTATACGAAGACATCGACGCCGCGGCAGTCGTGGCGGACATTACGAAAAGGGCGGGATTGGTGGTCGTATGAATCTACTCGACCTCGCCGTCAAGATCACATGCGACGACCAGGCATCCGGCGAGGTCGACAAGATCAGCGACGGCATTAAGAACAAACTGGGTGCCGCCGCTAAAGCCGGCGTTGCGGCCGCGGCGGCAGTAGGTACTGCGACGGTCGCAATCGGTAAGACTGCACTCGACGCATATTCGAATTACGAGCAGTTGGTCGGCGGCATCGATACCCTATTTAAGTCATCGTCGGCCAAGATGCAGCAATATGCGGCCAACGCATACCAGACGGCAGGCGTATCAGCCAACCGTTATATGGAGATCTCGACGAGCTTCGCCGCAGCGCTGATCAGCTCACTCGGCGGCAACACCGAGGCCGCAGCCGATATGGCCAACACCGCCATCACGGACATGAGCGACAACGCCAACAAGATGGGCACGTCGCTCGAGACTGTCCAAGAAGCATATATGTCGCTGTCACGCGGCAACTATGAGATGCTCGACTCCCTGAAACTCGGTTATGGCGGCACTAAATCAGAGTTGGAGCGCCTGCTCTCAGACGCCGAGAAGTTCTCGGCAGCGCAAGGCAAAGTGCGCGATTTCTCTGTCGACTCATATTCAGACATCGTTGAGGCCATCCATGTCGTACAAGACGAGATGGGCATCACCGGCACGACGGCGGAAGAGGCAGCGACTACCATCGAGGGCTCCGTCAACATGGCGAAGGCCTCGTGGGAGAACTGGCTCGCGGGTCTCGGCAATGAAAACGCCGATATGGAAGTCCTGACGGATCAACTCGTCGGTTCTGTCGCTACTGCGGGCGAGAACATCATCCCGAGGGTCGGCCAGATCATGGTGACCCTCGGTCAGACGGTCGCAGATTACGCACCGGGTGTCGGCCTTTACCTCCGCAATGCGCTCATCAATGTCCTGCCTGAAGCCGTGCAAGGGCCGATGCGTGATGCGTTCGCGGGCGTCGACAAAGTCGTCGGCAAGCTCGCAGGTGTATTTAACGACAATTTGAAACCAGCGGCAGACGCCGCTGACAGCGTTTTCAGCGCGATCAGCTCTGGCATCAAGACTTTTGGCGATAACGTCAACGACCTAGTGCTCCCCGCGATCGATACACTGTCGCCTGCTTTCAATGATTTCTTCGCTGCGATCCAAACCGCGCAGCCCCTGCTCGAGTTCATCGCGAACATCATCGGCGTCGGGCTCGCAGCTGCGATCAGCACGGCCATCAAGTTGTTTGCCGCCATCACCGAGGTCGTCGCATTTGTCATCACTGGTTTCGCGCAGCTGTATGAGGACATCTCGGGGTTCGTGACCGGTGTCGTGCAATTCTTCACGGTCTATTTGCCGAATGCGATCAACATGTTGGTGCAATGGTTCGCACAGTTGCCAGGCAACATCGCGACGTTTTTGTCGATGGTCATTGCGAATGTCGCCGCATGGGTAGCAAATATGGCGTCGAATGCCGTGAGCGCCGGTTCGCGTTTCATCTCCGGTATCGCCGGTTTCCTGTCTGCGCTGCCCGGCAATATAGCGTCATGGCTCTCCGGCGTCATTTCGACTGTCGTCGGCTGGGTATCGCAGTTCGCGAGTAACGCCACGAGCGCGGCATCGCAGTTCGCAAGCAACCTCATCAACGGCCTCGCGTCTATACCAGGCCAGGTGACATCGATCGGTTCTAACATTATTCAAGGTATGGTGAACGGTGTCACGAGTGCCGCAGGCAGTTTGATCGACAGCGTTAAAGGTGCAGTCGATGACGCCATCAATGCCGCAAAAAACCTGCTCGGCATCCACTCACCGTCGCGCGTGTTCCGCAAGATCGGCCAATACACGATGCAAGGTGCGGCACTCGGTGTCGACGATGACGCCGACGTGTTGTTGAGGTCTACAGATAATGCGATGCGCGGTATGATTTCAACGGCACAAGATATCGCCATGCCCGGCGTCAACAGCACGGCCGGCGGCGAATCGGCCGTTATCAGTTGGCTGGCCGAGAACCTGCCGTCAATCATCGCGGAGTTCACGCCCGTCATGGGCGAATCGGAGTTCGGGCGCAAGGCGAGAAAGGCGGTCGCGTATGCTTGATATCAAATACAAGTCAAATGCGGGGACTGTCATCCCGCTCAATTCTGGTGTATATGTCGGTAAGCCGAACGACCTCTTTAGCCGCGAATGGGACTACAAAATCGGGTATCGCGCACTGGCCACGGCCTCGCGCGGTGCCCGCGAGGTCTCATTCAAGGCGTTTTTCGCAAACATGGCACAGGCTGACGCTTTCCGCCGATGTGCCGACACGGACATGCAGAAGGGCACGCCCGGCACTATTTATGTCAATGACTGGTTCCAGCGTTGTTTCGTCGTGGCTTCCGAGGTGGACGGCGTCGGTGACGATTTCTTCGCGACCAAGCTCACTTTGGTTTTGCTCGACGGCGTATGGCGCAGGGGGACTACGACGGCGTTCGTGCCCGTGCAGGGTTCGGCGGACTATGAGTTTCTCGACTTGCCGCATGATTTGCCGTACGACCTAGGCGCGACCCCACCGCTGCAATACGCCATCAACCCAGGCTACTCCGACAGCCCCGCGAAGTTTGTCGTGTATGGGCCCGCGGTCAACCCTTCTGTACGCCTGGCCGGCAATCTATACCAGGTGGACGTGACCGTTCCCGAGGGCGGTTACATGGATATCGACCCGTTGCGACGCACCGTCACCGTGGTCGCCGCAGACGGCACCACGATGGACGCATTCAGCAAGGCGCACCGAGGCAGCGGCGTGGGTTCTGGCGAGTATATCTTTGAGCACGTGCCAGTCGGCACGTCTGAAATCTCGTGGGACAATAGCTTCGGCTTCGACTTGACTCTGTACGAGGAAGAGGGCGAGCCCGCATGGTTTTAGTGGTGAATGATCCAACTGTTGGCGATATCCGCGAAATCGAGGAATTCGAGCTTGACATAGCTTTCGGCAGCGACGAGAACGCACTGAAATTGGAGGCCCGCGCGGACGAAACCCCCGAAGAGGGGCAATTTGTGTTCATCGACGGCACCGAGTATGGTGGTGTTATCGACCAGGCGAGCTATGAGGCCGGCAGGGAGGCAACGGGGTCAATTCTATGCAAGGGCCGCACCTGGCATGGTATTTTGGCAGGCAAGCGCCTGCTCCCCGATTCGGGAAGTGGATACCTCTCCGTCAGCGGCAAGGCGAGCGATGTGCTCGCGTCGCTCATCGAGCGCATGGGGCTTTCTGGGCTGTTCTCCGCCGCTTCCGACGATACGTCGGTAAGCTACACCTTCGATCGATTCGTGGACGGCTACAGCGGCTTGAAAGCCATGGCGAAGGCCAATGGTCGCAAGGTCGTCATGCGTCGTAAGGGCGGTAAGGTGGAAATCTCTCTGCCGCCTGTCGTAGACTATGCGAACAAGGTCGATTCCGACCTTTTGGACTTCACGCTGACTTCAGTTCACCGCTGTATCAATCACCTGGTCTGCGTAGGTACTGGCGAGCTCGAGAACCGCGCCGTAGTCCATTTCTATGCTGACACGGCCGGTAACGTCAGCCATACCCAGAGCCTCTTTGGAGTCGACGAGATATGTGCGCTCTACGACTACAGCAACGCCGACGAGGCGAAGCTCGAGGAGGAGGGCGGCAAGAAGCTCAGGGAGTACCAGACCCGAGGCAGCGTCGAGGTCGACGCGCACGACGATATCGACGTCGATGTCGGCGACATCATCTCAGCACGCGATAACGCACATGGTAAGACCGTTAGCACGACCGTGGTAAAGAAGATCGTGCAGGTCTCACATGGCGTGGCAACATACAGGTACGAGGTCGGCAGTAAGACCACGACGAAGAACTCGGCCAGCGCGATCGCCGATGGAGGTGGCGGGCACGCATACTTGGCGGGAAAGGGCCTGAAGCTCGAGAACTACACGTTTAGTGCGGAGGTCGACGCAGAATCGCTCAAGGCCGTTGAGGCCAAGGCCGACAAGGCCGTAACAGATGCCTCAAACTCGCTCCAGACGTGGGCGCAGGCAGATATCGCCATGGGAGAAGTGTCCACGCTCACGGAAGGCTCTAAGGCCACCGCGTCGCTCTCAGGCGAGGGGCTGGTCAAGACGCTCTCACTCGGAATTCCACGCGGTGCGACCGGTATTCAGGGTCCGAGGGGTGAGCGCGGCCCGCGAGGTGAAATCGGACCGCAGGGCGAGAAGGGTGACACCGGCGCGACAGGTCCGCAGGGGCCGCGTGGCGCCACAGGCCCGCAGGGTCCGAAAGGCGAGCGCGGTCCGCAGGGTATACAGGGCGAGACCGGCCCACGTGGCCCGCAAGGTGTGCAGGGTGCCCAGGGCCCGAAGGGCGATACCGGCGAGGGTTTTTCCATCTCGAAGGTTTACACCAGCTACGAGGCAATGCAGGCTGGGTGGAAGGTCGACGGTGTGGCGGTCGGCGGCTTCGCGATAATCAGCTCGAATGTCGAGGATCCGCACAACGCCGAGCTGTACGTGAAGTCAGCGGATGGCTACTCACTCATCGCTGACATGAGTGGCGCGACCGGCGTCAAAGGCGAGCAGGGCCCGATGGGTCCGCAGGGCCCGGTCGGCGCGACCGGAGCGGCGGGTTCCACGGGGCCGCAAGGTCCAAAGGGAGCCACCGGCGCGACCGGCCCGCAGGGCCCGAAAGGCGACGCGGGCGCGACCGGCGCGACTGGCGCGAAGGGCGCAACTGGCCCAACGGGACCACAGGGCGTGAAGGGCGAGCAAGGCGAGCGCGGCCCGCAGGGTATACAGGGCCCGAAAGGCGAGAAGGGGGAGCGTGGCGACTCTGGCGTCACCGTACCGCTGTCGGGGTTCTTCTCGCTGACGGTCGATTCTGACGGCAACCTTTGGTCGCACGTGGCAGACGGGGCGGCAGCCCCGCCGCTCTCATACGACCCATCTACGGGCGAGCTTTACTATGAGATAGGTGAGTGATCATGGCTAAATACCTTGTAGGTAACATCAAGGGCCCCAAGGGTGATACTGGCGTGACAGGACCACAAGGGCCCACCGGCGCGCGAGGCGCTACGGGGGCTACTGGCCCGCAGGGGCCGAAAGGCG